ATTATCTTTACCCCCCACCAGTTTCACATTGCTCTCGAACAGAGCAATTCAAAATAACCAGTTCAACCGCATATACTGCGGTCTATAAATAGTGTAACACCCCCCCCCCTTCTAGAAGTGAAATTCTAAATCTGGAGTCGATGACTTCGACCCAATTCTTAAACGTACATTCTAACTTGAATTCGGTGTACAAATTAAAGTTTGAACCAAAACAATCAAACCCCAAAGTAAGCTAATATAGCTTCTACCAGGAACTAAGACGAACCTGACTTAAAGTCTATTCCGGCCTTAACCTTACTTCTAATCAAAGACCCAACCTCTCTCCAGGGAGAGATGGGCCACGTTTCCATTTGTTCTACGAACATCTAAAAGATCTGAGCTGCCCAGCTCCAATCAGGATATTTTGCTTATTTTAGACCACGTGATGAGTCTCAGGACTCTCAACGGATAAAAAAGTAGTCACGTCGGTTAGCGTGTGGTCTGACTGTGCCACCCAAGGCTCAAAAGGCCCTAACCCCGACGTAAACTCCTCTCACTAGTTGCGAAGAATTCAACCAAAACGATGGTACCGTTACAACCAAACCCAACCGGATTTAAACATCTTTTTCACCCTCTGTTTTTATCTGCTTGCACCCTTTTTTTCGGGCGTCCCGATTTTGCCTTTTTGGTAGAATCTGGATTCGTGGCCCAACCCAAAATCACGAAACTTGGTTTCATCATCATCATCACAAACCAAGATGGATCTCGTATCCACCCCGAAGTCTTCAAGGCCTTCAAAATTCGATCCCATTCAAAGCGACTCCAACATCTTATCGCTAAAACCTTCGATTTTCCTGTCCGCGAAGCAATTTTGTTTCTCCAACCTTCTGAACCATCCATTTCTTTACCGCCTCCTCCTTCCAAGAGAATGCGCAAAGACTCAAGAAAACGAGCCCGTAGTAAGAAACATTCCGATTATCGCTTTCAATCGCGATTCTTTTCTCCCGGAATGGATTCCAACACGTTCTCCATGGACGAATACAATCTTCGAACCTTGAATGGTGTTCATAGCTATTTCAAAGACGTTTTACAAGCGTTTACGAGATTTGCTGCGAGCATGACTCGAGAGAACGAACACCGCCTTCGACATGGTTCTTACAACAAACCCGCTTGCATTTTACATGTTCTTGACTTTTTCTCAATCCTTCAAGGACAAAAATCATCTTCTATGCTTTTAGTTGACCTCGTCAGCAAAGCTTGGGGTCATTTCAACCCCGAGTTTTCGTCGTCATCTGATTATGGCTTTCAAGCGGCAGATACTAATCCAACCATGAGTAACATGCTCAAATTTGTCATGTTTTGCGTCTCCCTTCCTTTCATGAAACGCTCAACTTCTTGGCTCGAATCCAAAACCTTTTTCGAAAACGCTTCAAACTCGTTTTTCAAGAAAGGTGGGATTTCCGATCAAGGTGACTTCATTTCCATATCTACTGGTTTCTTTACCTGGCTTTTCAAAGCCGGTTCTGAAGCTTTTCAAGAAGGTTCTTTTGCCCCATTCTTTCGCGAAAAAGAGGGTTATGCCACTTGGTATGACGCTTCTTCTGCTGTAGTTCGCGAATATACTTCTGTTGGTTTCGATATCGAGATCTCTGATTATTTAGAGAAGCTCGAACGCAACATCGAACAAGGCGAACGTATTTTAGAGAATGCTCGCAAAATTCAGGATCGTAATTTGGGACCGATCACTAAACTTATGTCTGAATTGAAGGAAATTCAGTATTCGGAAAAATTACACGACTTGGCTCGTTCATCACGACCTACTCCCTTTTTCATGGGCGTTTATGGCGCTCCTAAAACTGGGAAAACTTTCTTAGTTGATGAACTTTTAGTTGTTTACCACAAAATCGCAAAAATCACTTACGAATCACGCTTCAAGTATGTTCGTTCTTCCACTGACAAGTTTGAGTCTGGTCTTCGTACCTGGCATAAAGCTATCATTGTGGATGATGTTGGTATGTTGAATGAAAAGTCTTCTCCAGATGTTGCCGCCTCCGGGCCTAGCTTCATCATGGAAGTGGCCAACGCCACTGTTTCTTCTTCCAACCAAGCCATCTTCGCGATAAAGGTAAAATTTTTGCCCGACCCAATGTTGTCATCGCGACTTCAAACGACCCTCAGTTCGGTCATCGAGGAATTCTCAAATACCCTCAAGCGTACTTAAGACGCATTCAATATCGTCTTTCCCTTGTTGTGAAACCAGAATTCCGGGATGGTGACTCCAATTTTCTCGACCTTGAAAAAGTTGCCGCCGCAGGCGCAACTGATCTTCATACGTTCACTGTTATCGAATTTAAACTCGTAAATACTGCATTGAATGGAGCTCTCAACAAGTCTGGGAATACTGTCGAAGATCCGAACCAAAACGTTAAAGTTATCGAGTCCCCTATACTCGAAAATGCCAACTACAAGGAATTCTTTGCTTGGTACTCTTCAACTGTCAAAAAACATCTCATCGAAACCACTACCGCTCTCGAAAACACCACTAAAGTGTTAGAGAGTCCGTACTGTGATCGTTGTTGTTGTCTCGCTTATAGGTGTGGCTGCAAAGGCTACGCCCTTCAAGGCGGTATGGCTTCACGTATGCGTGAGTCGGCTGTTACTAAAATTGCTGATTTCACAACTGACGTGGTTGCTCGAGTTCCTGCGAATCTTTACCAAAAGTTCGCTGATAATTTCTTTCCGGATGTTTCGAAAACCGCCGATTTCATTAAGGACAAAATTTCCAAATTTGGCCTTTTAGGCGAATGGTTCTACGAACAATTCAAGCTCTTCATTGGAGATGCTTGTGTTCAAAAGCTTTTTCTCGAAACTTTCAGTCGATATGCAATCGACAAACTTGCCATTTGGTCCATGGCTCCTTCTGTTGCTTACTGTCTCGATCATGCGAAAAAGGCAGCAAAGACGAAGAATAGTGTCGTTCACGAACCCAACGATTTGTATCAGAAAGAACAATCTTACTCCGAACCTTCCTTTAAGCAGTGGCTTTCTGCCATGAAGGAAAGAGATCGGGGTGTTCCAATTGATATTTATCGTGATGCGAAGGATTCATCTACACCCTTTACCTTTTCATCTGAAACTCGGAATTACACTCGGGAACAACTCATCAATGTCATCAAGAAGAATCAAATTCTTATTAATGTTGATGGATCTTCGGTTTGTGCCACTGGCATTTACCGTGATGTTGCGTTGACTGTTGCTCACATTTTTAAAGTGTTCCCCTGCAAGGCCACTTTTACAGATGGTCATCAGACTTTCGAGCGTGTCCTTACCCGAGACGACATTATTCATTTAGATGCAGATGCTGATATCTGTGTTTTTCGAACTTCTGGTCGTCTTTACAAAGACATTCTTCGTTATTTTCCACAACAGACCAATTTCGTACGTTCTCTTGACAATGTGGATTTGGTTCATTTTGACCCAGCAATGAGTCTTACGAACCTTTTCTCGTCCACCACCCTTTTGCGTGTAAGGTCTGGTGACATTGCCCCTCAGTATTCCAGCGATTACTATCTTGAAGATGGTTCTTGTGGTGCTTTGGGTGTTACCAGCTTTGCGGGTGGACCTCCGTTCATCCCGTTTATGCATCACATGGGTCATGAGAAGGAACGATACTCTTTGAGTGTTCCTTTGTCTATTGAGTGGCTTGGTTCATCAATCGAAGAGTCTCGTCAACGCCTTCATACCGATTTGACTCTCGATTTGGCCAATAATGGTCTACGTTTGACAGACAATCTTCCTTTTAAGGAGGGTGTTTTTCATCACAAAGCTTATGCGAAGTGGCGTGAATTCCCGGAGGAACTCAAACCTCTTGGAAGCGTGGATTATAACCTCATGCGTCCCGAAACCAATCTTGAACCAACAATATTTCATGGTCTCATTCCCGAATCGCCAAAGACGATTCCCGATATGACTATTGGCACCGTTGATGGTGTCTATCAAAATCCTTTCAACAATGTGTTGGACGAACTTGCCGATAAGAGAGCTACGTATCCTCCAAGGGAGGTTAGACGCGCTCTCAAGAAAGTTGTTCAACGTTGGAAGAAGATTTTCAAGAAATTTGGTCGACAATATCCTCTTGACGAGCACCATTCTCTTAATGGTCTCGATGGCGTGCGTTTTATAGACGCTGTCAAGAAGCAAACTGGCCAAGGTTTGCCTCTTAGAGGTTCCAAAGACAAGGTTATTGAAGGCCTCGACGGTGAAAGAACTTACACTCCCATTGCGAGAAGAAGTGTTCGTTTTGTTGCCGCCTGTATGGCTAACCATGTTAATCCTGGTGTCGTTGCAGACATTTGTTTGAAGGACGAACCAAAGAAGCCCTCAAAGGCTGTTCGAGGATTCGCTGCTTTACCCTTTAGTTACAACGATCTCATGCGACGTGGTTTACTACCAGTTTTCAAGATCATTCAGGAAAACCCTCTCCTTTTTGGAATTGCCATCGGAACGGATGCTGATTCATCTTCTTGGAGTGATATTTTTGATCAACACATCGCCCGTTTATTTCATATTCTTTATGACTTTACTAAGTACGACCGCTCTCATTCCGCTGAGATTTTGGCCGCTGCTCATGAAGTTCTTTTTGAAGCCATGTCATGCATTTATGATCCCTCTGATCTCATCGAAGGATTGCCGTGGCACCAAGTTATTGCTGGTGTTTTTGCTTTTATTGCGAACCCCCTTTACAATGTTCAGGGTACGCTTTATAAAGCCAAAGGTTCTCTCCCTTCTGGTGCAGCACATACAGCTGTCGTCAATTCCATTATTCAAGAGATTATTCTCCAGATGTTATGGTATCGTTGGGAAGAAGAACGTGGTTTGTACGAGCCAGAGGACGAAGATTCGGACCGTTATAAAGTCCAAAATTCTGAGTCCAAGTATGGTGATGATGGAATGGTCTCTACTGATGTAGAAGGTTTTGACCTGCCATTCTTTGCCAAAAATTGTGCAGAATGGGATTTGGGAATCACTGATCCCAACAAGGAAAATCCCGATCAAAAGACCTTCCCGGTCGAAGATTGGTCGTTTCTTAAACGAAACTTTGTCCCTTACCAACATCCCACACTTGGTCGTATCGTTGAAGCTCCCTTAGAGTTAAACTCTGTCCTAAAGTCTCTCAACTATTGGACTCCAGATAAAACTCAATCGGAATCTGCCGCTATGGCCATGCGTCTCAACCAAGCAGCTCACTATTTAGTGACTTTGCGCAGTGAAGAGGCGACAAATTTGCATATTTTGTGCAAGAAAATCTTAGAGAACAAGTACGGGCCTGACATTCTCAAAGAGGTTTGGAGTTTCGAAGAGATCTTCGCTAAACGCGCCGATCGTCTTCTTACAAAGAACCGACCACCTAACAGGTCCAACCTCGCCTATATGGCGGGAAAAGATCCAGCACAGTTTGAAGCTGACTTCTACGGAAAGACTTTTGTCTTACCAGAGAGGTAAATTCTAACATTTGTAGGGAAGATGTGATCTTGCTCTTCATGTTTGTATATTTACATAAATGAGTACTGCTATTTTCCTGAGAACTATCCATGATATGTTTCTAACCCCTTTTAAAAATACTATACGAGGTCTCCTTGATGGAGGAGATTATCACGAATTCGTAACCCATTACCACCCCTTTTACTGATAGCACGCCCGGAGCTACATCCAAATCCGGAGCCGCCCATGCCGGCGAAATGGCAGATGCGTCTGGTTTACCTGACGCAGTTGTTCCCATGCAACAGGAACACGACACTACAGTGGGCGCTGCGGCCCTAGATGGTGATGTCGTTAAATTCACCACTGCTGCGCCCGAAGATGTTGCTGCGTTGCCAGAGAGAGTTGATCTTACTTCACTTTCGAAGGCACCAGATACTCTCTTTTGGAGAATTTTCTTCGAAGACCAGTCAACATTTACGAGTTCGATTGGGACCAAGCCTCACAGTCTTTTCACATTGACCCATGGGCTGCGTACCTCAACAATCCCCAGGTTAGTCAGAAGATTGCTAACTTTAGGTTCATGCGTGGAACGCTCAAAATTGACATACAACTCAATGGTACCCCTTTCCATTTGGGTCGTTACATTGTGTCTTACGAACCCCGTAATGGGACTGCAAAGTCTCGAGAAGGTGACGTTCGACAACACTCAGTTTTGCCACACATCCAACTCGATCCAACTTCCAACGCTGTTGGTAAGATGTCTTGTCCTTTCATTTCTCCCGCTTTATGGATCGATCTTATCGAACCAAAAGGTGCTCAAGTTGGCATTATCAACTTCGATCTCACTAACACCTTGAAGGTTTTCGAAGGAGGTACGCCTACTAAGGTTGGAGTTCAAGTTTATGCTTGGATTGAAGAAATTGAACTCGCTTTTCCTACTCAAAGGGTTCTCACACCATCTGGTTTCACTTACCAGGCTAAAAAACGCAAAACTGTCAAAGCTAATGGTGGAAAG